CCTAAATGTAATTTTCCCATCTTTAAATAATCTGGATAAGGTATTAAACAAGTTGAACCATATAGGCAATTCAAAGCCTGCTCAATCAGGCTGTAGTCTGCCTTTGAAAGTAAACCTCTGTAATCATGATACACAAGGTTCCAATAGAATATCAGGACAAGTAGCTTCTTAACATCTGCATACTTGTAGTAGCCTGTCTTATGCAGTACCTCATAGTATCTGCAGAGTGCATCATAAACTATCTCACCCATGACATCCACACCTCCTTCCTATTTTCTTAGGAGTATCTCTACTGATACCAAGTAACTGATTATAGAAAGTTTTAGCATCACAATAATGGTCAGTTTCTACTGCAGACTTGAAAGCACTATAAGTCAGGATAAAATCAATGAATCCGTCTGAGATAGTGCAGTCATCTGCAAGTTCCTTGGTATATCCCATAGCTTGCTGATAGAGAAGTTTTCCATCAAATGTAACTCCAAGAGTGGGCTCATCAGCAAAGCAGGGAGTACATTCAGAATATTCTCCTTCGCATTCTACATACACAAAGAAGAGCGGACCACTGAAAGTTGTTCCCTTATAGGGAATACTAGCATAGGTTCCGTTTATCATTGGACGGTCTGGATTAGGTCCTGGGCCATGCCTAAAAGCTTCATTCAAATCACTAATTTCCAGCATTAGATTGAGCTCTTTATTAGGAAGAGCTCCTTTTCCTGGAACAACCCTTTTTGTAGGAAGTATCTTATAAATAAAATCAGTGGGTACACCACTTGTAGTTTCCTGAACGTAGTCAGAAGTAGTAATGGTGAGTGCTGTGATGGAGTAGCTATCAAATGCACTGGCTTTATTGACGTGAACATCAATAAACAGCCTTTTACCATCATCAGAAACCCTTAATTGGTCGAATATTACCATGGTTACTTATTTTTGTAATTACGCTGCAAATATACTATTTATATTCCGACAATACAAGTAACCATACTAAATTTGTATATTATTCATCATAGCTGACTTTGAGCAGAATTTCAAAGTCTTCCCACATTTTTTGTACTATGTAAGCAATGAGTTCTGCAGCAGCTTCCCCATCCTCCCTTATTCCAAAATGCGCACATATATTAGACTGTGCATGTTTAGCTTCGTGTACTATAGTATTTATAAATTCTCCTCTATCGGAGGAAACTCCAATATACATAAGAGTTGTCTGTAATAAATGGTTGGTGTAGGTAAATCCCTTATCCATACCTGATGATATAATACTATAAGCTTTGAGAGCTTCTTTACGAGGGCACTTCAGCTCTTCGAGAGCTCCCATAGCTTCCATAGAATCATCATGTTGTCTGGAGTATAGGACTCTCACCAACCATTTATCATCCAGTGTAAACTCTTGTTTAATCATATTTTGTCAGTCCAAAAATCATCCCAGTCAATAGGTTCTCCTTTTCTCGCCATATCAGCCAGCCACCTATTAAAAACTATTCCATCATAAGCATCATCATCATCAATTACATCTTTAATATAGCGAGCTACATGGAGATTATCCTCAATGCTACTTCCTAAGAAATCAGCCTTGCACATATTGGCTACATAAACATAATCTCTGAGATTATTATTCTCTAGAGTTATACCATAGTTACCAAGCATTGTATCTACCTCTTTCTTAGTAAATGGGGTAATTGGAACTTCTCTGCCATTGGATTTTTTAGTCATCTTACTCACGGCAAAATCACATAGCTTCTCATTGAAATGAGGTCCATTATACCGCAAATAATTTATCATTCCCTCTGGCTTTTTATCAAACTGAGTCATGTCTATTCTTTCCATACCTAATTATAATTAAGAATTCTACCATGGGAAGTAACAGGAAAAATACTCCTGTTACCTCCGATAGAATGAGATTAATAGCTGAAGCGTCCACCTCTCATTTTTCCACCCTTGCGGTGGGCCATTTCATAGTCTTCATCATCCATGCGGTAAGCAACACCATTTCTGTATACCACAGTTTCATTGTCATCTTCCTCATCTTCAGAATCATGAGACTCTTCAATAATATTGCAAAGTTCTGTCAGGAACTTCTTCATCTTCTTAATCTTCCGTACTACGTGGTAGTACTCCTCTTCATTTTTAAATGCTATCACTTTCATACTCTTGTCTATTTAAGTTTTCCTGACTTAAGCAAAGACAGTATTTCTCCCATCTGGCCTTGCATATCCTGTACTTGTTCCCTAAGTTCCTTTACTGCACTTTCATTTGCAGAAGCAGGATTCAGTTCTCCAAGTACTTGCTCATACTGGGCAATCAGAGATTTATGTTTATCTACGCTATTTACAATATTTCTACTGCTCTGAAGCATAGAAGACACATAGTTCATCAGAGAATCCTTACTATCAGAAAGAACAAAGGTATCAGGACCAAAATCTGCTATTGCATTATTACTCGGAACCTGTTTAAATTCCCTGCGTTCTCCGTTTATAGTAACTACTATATCTACTACCATTTCTGGCATCTGACCAAAAGTATTTTGAACATACTTAGGACGGGGCATTGATACAGAGTCTACAGTTGCTGTGAACATCTTAACCCCACCTTTAGTATCCAGACCATATAGGATACTGCCTTTACTTAAATTAGAAAACATGATTACTACTTTTAATTATTACTAAGCTATTGTACGTGACATTAGAATTAACAAGCCCCTTGTCCTGTCATTAAACACTGTAATGGCATTAACTCCAAGTAACTCAGCAGCTGTTACAGCTGTTCCATTAGGAAGATTGAGAGCCTTCGTGGTGTCATTAAGGGTTAAAGTAACAGGTAAGGTAGCAGTAGTTCCTGTAGAAATGGCATCACTAATAATAATAGTAAGATACCCCACAGGTTGAATTCTGCGAATACCAAGGGCAATGTCAACACTCTCAGTACCTACAGTGGTATTGGTTGATACAATATAAGGAATACCACCAGCGTTGGTTGCTACAATTTGATTACAACAAGCCATACTTAACCTCCCATTTCCTTATTAAAGTATTACACCATTATTACCCCAGCCACCATAGCCTCCATAGCCATAGCCTCCTACATAAGGAGTAGCATTTGCTGCAACAAGATTAGGCCAAGTCACTGGAACAGTGTTAGGCTGCTTGGCAGCAATAGCATCAATCTTATCATCAAGAGCATGGAAGGCAGCATTGAACTGCAAAGTCTGATGGTCATTGGAAATCTGATTCCTCAGCTGAGTAATAATGTCACCCTGAGTATTAATCTTATTCTGGAGTTCACGCTCCTTAAGGTCACAGAATTCCTTAGTAATCATAGCATTCTGGGCCTGAATAGCACCAAGGATATTATTGGTGTTACTAGCAGCTTGAGAAGTGAGAGCATTAGTCTGCTGACATACAGCAAGCTGGTCTGCACTTTCAATCTGAGCCATCTGAAGCTGTGTAGCAGCCTGGTTCTGAGCAGCCTGGAGTTGTGAAGCAGCAAAGTTATTAGCTGCCTGAGCCTGCAAAGCATTAGTTTGCTGAGCAAGGTCATAGCGCATATTGCAGCAGCACTCACAAAGCTGTCTTCCAAGAGCAGCATCACCTGCCTGAATAGCATTGATTACCTGCATACCTGACATACCTACCTGAGCACCAATATCTGCAAGCTTGGAATTAGCAATAGCAATGGCATTATTCACATCACTGATGCTATTACCAGTTTGCTGTGCAAGCTGAGAGATAGCTTCCCTGTTATACTGCAGGGCATTCAGAATGGTCTCCTTGTCATTGTTATTATTCAGCTGATTGGAAAGAAAGCCAGTGCCAAGTACATTGCCTGCACCACCGCCAAATCCACCAAAACCACCAAATCCATTTCCATACATACTGAGGAAAGGAAGAATAAAGGGATACATGAACATCATCCAGAGAGGATTGTTCATACCTCCAAAGCCACCATTATTCATAGCAAGCAGCACTGAAGGGTCAATAGAATTACTGTTTCCACCTTCGGGAAAAACAAGTACATTACTTCTTTCTGCCATAGTTTAAATGATTTAATTGTTTAACTTTACACATCGTAGCTACTGATGATGTTGCAAAGTTAAGCCTACTATGACAGCTTATCAAACGAATTTTAAAAAACAAAAAAGTGACTAAGTATCAACTACTTAGCCACTCAAGACATCACCGAAAGGAGGAATTAAAGTGACGTTAAGACATATTTTATCCAATAAAACTTTGGCCTATCATCCAGCCAGTCTGGATTCTCCTGATTTTCAAAAGCCTCCCTTTCAAAAGAAATACTTCTGTAAGCCTTTCTGCTATTTCCAAAATTAATGAGTCCCTTAATTATCCACTCAATAGCATAAAGCTCAAAGAACAGTCCTAGTGGAATTAAAGACCACCATCCACAACCTGTAATAAGCATTAAGAATGCTAAGACTACTCCTACAAGCAAACATTCTATTTGCTGATAAACATGTATATACTCATGCCTTTTTACTTTATCAACAAACTTGAGTTCCTTATCTTTTCTAATAAAGATAAAAGGCCATACAGTCATTGCCACGAAACCTTTAAATGGCAAGAACTTATTCACTACTGTTTTTATTCCTAACTCCATAATCAATATCCTCTATATGCTTTACCCATTTTACTTATCTGACGAGCTCTAAGCTTTGCTTCAGTATTGTTCTTCTTCTCCTGAATATCTACTTTCCGTACTTCAAGGGCATGAGTCTTATTAAACTCCCTAAGCTTTTCCTTAAAGTCAAGTCTCTCCTTCTCAGTCATTGGAACAATTCCGTCATTTGTATTATCATTAGAATTTCTAATAGTAGCTACATCTACATCAGCACCTGCCTGAATCTGAGCTACAGCAATTCTAGTCTGATTATTCTCACTATTCATCTGAGCCTCCATTTGTTGCCTCTGAGCCTCATACTCCATTTGCATCTGGGCAATCTGCTGCTGACTAGCCATTTGCTCTTGTTGCATACGCTCTTGACGCTCCATAAGCTTCTTCTCAGACCTCTGAATAATTCTCTTCTTCTGGGAGATAGACTGGCTAGACCAAATAGACATCATTGCAGAAAGCTCAATAGCACTATTCTGCATAGCTGCCTGTGCCATGCCCTCAAGCTTATCATTAACATTTGCAAAGATACCACTATAGTCAACTGCAAGACCGTAGTCATTCATAGCAAACAAATCTCCGTCAATCTCCAAAGTCTTCATAGACTTTTCAGAAGTCATATACTGGAATTTAATGACTCCCCTTCCCTTAGCAGCAGCCTTGGCTACATCTATAAAGCACTCACAGACACGTTTCTTAACATCATCATGCTGGGCAAATAGCCACTCTGTAATATAAGAGCTCTGCAGAGTAGCTCTTTCTACACCACCTACAGTTTCCCTGTTAGCAATTTGTCCTTCACGTTGCCTATTAATACCTGCAATTTCACCCATCTCAGTCTTGATATATTCACAAGCCTGCATTAGGAATTGCATATAAGCTGCATCATTAGCAGTCATAATTCCTTTACCAGCATTGTTAAGAGCACCTACAGGCTTACCCTGCATAGGTCCTGTGCCTTCTTTAGCAGAATCAATAACTGCCAAGTGATTAACCCTTGCAAAATACATCCACTTGTCAGTTGTCCATCCTGTAGGTCTCTTAGCTACGTCATACTCCAGAATACTGCCCCAAGAAGCACTAATAGCATCAACTAGTCTGTAATGCATGACATCATAAAGGTAATTATAGGGCTTCATCATATCTACCAAGCTAAATGGCTTGTCTGTGTTCATGTTGTAAATCTGCCCAATAATACCAAAGTGACACTTACCTGGATGAGCCATCTTAGTAAATTGAATAGGTCTAGGCCTCATTCTTACAAAGATTCCACCTTCCAAGGTATCTCCAGATTCTGAACCAGTAGGCTTTAAATTACCTCCAATAAGAGTTCCTTCCCAAGCTTCATTAATCCACAGATTCTTGCTTTCTTCGCCCATAGCTTTATCAGCTACGTACTTCTCTGTAAAGTAGTTGAATTCGACAGCTCCTGTTTCAGCATTATACCTTTTTACTTTCTGAATCTTCCTCTTGGACTTCCAATAAACACGAAGTACTCTAACATTACCTTCCATGTCAAAGGGCTGTGAAGAATAATGTCCGTGACCTCCAATAGAAGAGAAAAAATCGGAGCCTGATGCATCAAAGTTTAATCCTGCTATAGCTCTGTTCACAAAAGCTAGACGTGGGTCATAGTGGCCCATACCATCTTCTACAAGACCTCCATTGCCATAAGGCATGCGGTCAATCATCTCAATTTGCTTGGCATTAAGCTCCTCACCATAGGTATCAATAATCTGGCTAGGACTCCAGTACTCTTCAATGATAACCACATCAGCATCCTCAATTCTTGATGAGTTGCCTGCCTGGAAAGCATGAACCTGTAGAGGATTTAACTTAACCATTACAGGTTCTCCACAATCTATGTCACATTGATAAAGTTCCTCTGCATTGGCTAATACATCTTGGAATCCCTTGGAGAACTTGAGAGGGAAGTTCTGCTCAATTCTGAAATGGTTCAGATATTCATTGGCTTGAAGCTCTAGGAAATCCTGATAATCATATTCAAAGTATTCTCCCTCTTCATCAAGCCTACGAGCAGCTTCTTCCTCATCCATAGAAGTATCCTGAATCCACCGTGTAATAGATTCCTGAATAGCCTTCTTTTTATTCTCCTCAAGTTCAGTAATAGCTTCTGGATTGGTAATAATTACTCTGTAGTCAAAAGGTCTGCGCAGTTCTTCTCCAATAAGCACATTTAGTTTACTGTTCATGATAGGATAGTGCTGAATATTCTCAGGAATAAAGTCAGCATCCAGCTTATATGGATTAAGAACAAGCTGAAGGTCAGGCATGTGTAATTTACCTTCTAGCAAGTCATAATTAATACGTTTTTGTATGCAGGACTTGGTAATAGGACTATACGTTAAGAAAGACCTATTAGCAGCCCAAGCAACACATTGCTTCCTCCAGTCATCATTCTTCTGCCTGTCACTAAGCATCTGTCTTGGGAAGCCTGTTCTATAATTTTTATACGTATCCATACTGCTACTATTTTTGTGCAAAGTTATTATAATATTTTGATAATAACAAGTTTATTAGTATTTTTGTCATTCTTTCCTATGCCAGTTTCTATCAAAGTAATCATCTTCCTCTGCCTGAGCTTTCTTCTTTTTCTTTTCTGCTTCTTGGGGGTTACCTCCAAAGGCTATAAGACGGTCCTCTCTATAAAGCATCAACATACCACAAGCACTAACTCGGTCAAAGTTACCATCGGGATTCCACTGGCTAGCCTCTTGAAGGAGAGCTCTGTTTCTACAATAATACAGATTCATCTTAGTTATTTCTACCTCCTGACCATCCTGAACAATGGTCTTCTTAACAGGTTTTCTGAACCAGTTGTTAAGACGTTCCCTGGCAAAGTCATTTACAAAGGTTCCTGCATTTACACCATAGGCTGTATTACCATAGTTCTCTCCCTTAACCTTATCTCTGTCTTTAAGAAACTCTAAGTTGGGAGCAAGCAGGTATAGACTATTCATAGTCTTGAAGTAGCTATATAGTCCCTTCTTATTATTCTCATAGCATATCTTGGCATTGTAGAATATAGCCAACCTTCTACATATTTCATAGCCATCATCTGCCATATCTAATCTACCAGTCCACTCAGCAACTATCTGGTCTGTAAACAAGTCAAGTATAAAGAAAGAAATAAGAGATGTAGTACTTCTGGCAAGGTCATTATCAATAGGGTCAAGACCTCCTATATATCTTCCTGTAAATATTCTACCATCTCTATTCTTCTCAGGCATCTTAAATATCTCTACAGCACCCTCATGCTTATTTCCCTTATGAGGAAATTCTCTAAGAGGCTTATCCATACTAGGTTTAAAGTATGGGGTACCGTCTGTCTTAAGATGCATTTGTCCTACATAGACATCATCAAACTCAGAAGGATTGGCATCAAGCTCTCCTATTCTCTCTACTAAGTCTGCTACAGGGAATACCGTATTATCCCTACGCATAATAGCATCTTGGATAGTAATAGGATTCTCTGCTTTGGTACGTACTACCTGCATAGGGTCTGAAGTATTGTACTTTGCATTGTACCAGTCCATGAGAATCTCAAGTAGTGCCTTAGTAACATTACTATTACCATTTCCATCATAACAACCAGCACGGTTTATGTATGCAGGAAAGAAAAATATACTTTCTCCAATACCCTTATTAACTTTATCCCATACATTGGGAAGTCCAAGAATATGATAACCTTTTGGCTTATAAATCATCTCCATAGCACCAGAGAAGTCATTGCCTTCTGAACCACCAGTACCAATAAGAGCCATCATACCAAAAGCTTTGTTACCCTCCCTTACAGAGGGAAGCATCACATTATAGGTATCTGCAATCTTTGGAAAGGCACCAAACTCCTCTCCTGCAATAAACACACTTCTTTTACCACGGGGTTTGTCAGGGTCATCTTTTACAGCAACTCCCAATATCAAATTCTTAGTACCTCTCTTACCTCCAGTAGCAGAATCAATATAGCCCATTTGCCAGTTCATGTCAGACAAAGAAGATTGTAATCTCTTGCTTGGCCACCAGGGAGCAAGCTCCTGGAGAGAGTCTATCATGAATTCAAACTTGTTGAGGGTACCATCCTTTGTGAGATACTCTTTAGCATAGGCTACCACCATAGCTTTAACACCTCTTGAGGACTTGAAGGTGTCACCAAGTATAAATATCTTGGTGAGTTTTGAAGCTACACTATAGCTCTTACTAGCACCACGCTTTGCTATTTCTGCTGCATTAAGAGCTGCTCTTCTTGCCTTGTACCAGTAAAGATGTCTCCACCATACTCCTTCCCATACTTTAGGCATAGCTATAATACGGTCTGCTATATCTGTGCCCTCAATTTCCTCACTTATCTCTATCAGAGAGTAATTCAGGTAGAAGTATTCATCTCCTGTAATCCACATACCATCAGACTCTCTCACCATACCATTCCAGATACGGTCAACTTCTCTCCTGAGCCATCTTCCAAATTCACTGTTTGGGTTAGGGTTAGGTCTAAGGTTTGTAAGAGTTCCTTCCTTTTCCCAATGTCTTGCAGTTGGGCGGAAGTAATCCATGTCATCAAGTATTGGGGGATTAGTAATATCTATGATGGCCTTACCTTCTTCATCTCTTGGAAGGTCTTTACAGTGTGGTCTGTTTGGACTTATCAGATTTCTTATAAATGGAACAGTTGTAATATATTCCATAAAGTCATCCTGCACCTCTTGAGGATAGAGATGTAGTTTTAAGTCCTCTAGAGGAGTCTGGTATTCATTCAGCTTTACCATATTCAGCAAATAGTTTATCCCTATTTTCAAAGAGGAACATCAATACCTTACTATTCAAATCCTCATATACCTGAGAAATCATGTTATTAAGAATAGTTCCTTTATACTCAAACTTGGTCACAAGCTCCTTTCTCTTGTTTTTAAAACCTATAAACCACAGTTCTACAGTCAGGATTTTAAGAGCTGGGATAGGACCAGGAGTCTTATACTCCCTCTTCATGAAATATCCCTTATACGTCTTATTGAAGACTTTATTAAAGCTGTCCAGATAATCCATATTATTTATTCATAAATACATCTACACCATCTTCAAACATAGCCTTTTGGCCTCCCCTTGCCCTGCTTTTATCTTCAACTTCCTGCTCTACTTTCTTTGTGAGAGTCTGCAAGGAGCTTACAATGCCCTCAACCTGTTTAAGTGCAGTGGTAATAGAGCTTACCTGATACTTTGGTCTTCCTTTCTCATCTTCAGCAGTAAGGTCTACATCCTTAAGAAATTTGGCTACTTTATCAGCTGCTTTCATTGAGGCTTCAAGTAATTTCTGACTTGTTGTAACAGTATGTTTTTTATACAAAGTCATGGCCTCAGCCAGCAATGCAGAGGGTTTATAATCGGAAGGTAGGCCTTCTTGTTCTAGGATGGCCTTTCTCCTTTCCTCTTCATCCACTAAATAAGCATAAGTGCTGCGGGGGTCACACATGAAGTACAAATAAGACATCTGCTGAAAGAATTTTTCTTTCTGCTTACTTCTGTCCTGATTATAAAGCATCCTTATAGGTTTTAATAAAAGAGCTTCAGGACTGACCTTAACCTCAAAATCTTCAAAATTCAGTAACTTCATAATCTCTAATTATTAAAAATACCTGCCCGCATTGTCTCAATGGGAGCAGGCTACTGACATTAAATGGCAAAATTGCTGCCAAATGCGCTACGGAAAAATTAGCTTCGGCTTTTCCTCAGTTATAATACTCGGATTTTCATCAAACTCTTCTCCTTCAGCTACAAAGAAGACATCATTATCTCCTAACAGCATTACTTCTCTTGAGGCTCCATCCTCACCATCATATATGGTAAATCTTGGAATTCTCAAGATAGCATGCATATCGTCTTTTTGTACGTTATTGGCATCTGCATCCTTGAAGTGATGTTTAATCTCCAAATATCTTTGAGGATTAATGAATATTACATCACCTACTTCTATGCCCCTTACCATGGGTCCCACTTCCACCACTGTCTGATACTCCTTAATGAGACCAGCTTTACTAGAATCAATAAGACCTCCAGTCTTATAGTACCTACTATAGCGGTCCATAGTAACTACTATATGGTTGAATGTAGGCTTAATCTTCTTCAGTTTATACATATAAATTACTTTTTATCCCGCTTGTTAAGATATCTCTTCCAGATAGTCTCATACTTTGTATAAGGAACATCAATCTTTCCAAGAGCAGGTATATGAAACACCTTTTTTAATTTCTTCAACTCCTCCTTACTGAGGAACTCTTCCTTCAAAGGCAATTCAGTAGCAGTATCCTTTATGAACTCAAATACTGAATAATAGGCTCTTCGTACTACAAACTCATTGAGGTTTAAGTCTTGTGCTACCTGTTTTATTGCTTCATCAACCGTCATTTGGATTCATGAAAATAAACAAAATTCCTATTGACTTATCATCCTCTTTCAGTGTAGGAATGTACCTTGGATTAATCTTTCCCCCTCTTATGTTGGAGTCTTCAATAATAATCCCCCTTGCCTTGAAGGTTACCATCATCTTCTGAAAGTAAACAGTGCTGACATTACAGGTTTCCCTAATAGCTTTCTTTGAGTTTCTACTCATAAGAACCATGTCAACCATGTCCTTGTCAAGAATAGTCCTCTGTAATAAATATCTTCTTTTCAGAAATTCTGCCAAGAGGTCCATCTCCCTATCAGTAAGATGATGTAAAGGCTTCAGTACTTCCAGCCAAGCCTTAAAGAAGTTTCCAGTAGAAGGAATGGGGATTACCTTTTTTACATTGGCATCCCCAAAACTTCTATCATTGTTCATCTTCTTCCTTATTTTCCTGTGGAGTTAACATACTTTCTACACGCTTAGCACAAGCTAGTTTAAACTCAGGGGTAAATACATTGTCCTGATTAGTAGCTATCTTATAGTTCCAATCAAGAACGATGTAGAACTCACTCTGCTGTACCTGCTGCATTTGCTGCTTGAGTTTAATATTCTCATTAGCAAGCATACCACACTGACGGTCTAACTGCTTAATGGTATTGTCCTTCTGTTCAATACTCATATTAGAAAGTACCTCATCATAATTCTGC